CTGCCTCTTTCAAGTCCTTATTAAGGTCATTAATCATATCTACTACTTCACATTTTATATCAGAACTCTCTAATTTGTCAAGGGGTTCATTCGATTTTTCTGCATTTTCTTGTGTTTGGGTGGCATCTGTGGTAGTCATTTCTGACGGATTCGCACTTACATTCACAGGGGCTGTAGACGGATTATTAACATTGTTGGCACCACCACGAGGGTCTTTACCCAACACAGAAATAGCACCATTAATCTTTTCCATAAATTCGTCAACACCCTTAATAACAACACCCCGAGCAATATAATCTCTAATCATAGAATATGGATAATCACCCCAAGCGTCCTTAACAGTTTCAATCTTAAGGTCAAATAACTTGTTGGTAATACCAATAACCGTATTCGGAGTTAAAGCACCTTCTGTTCCAACAGCCTTCAACAGTGTCGAAATATCATTTGCGTCTGTAATAGACGGACCCATTGAACGGTAACGCCAATTATTTAAGCCGAGCGTTGTCATAATCAGGCTATTAAACATATCATCGAAAGCATTTCTCTCTGGAAGGAATACCTGACTCTCTACAACCTGCATAGCAACAGCAGCCGAAGCCTTGTTATAATCATCAGAACGACCAATATGAAGCGGGCTTAATCTAAAAGAAGAACGAATCTTCAACATATTGAAGTCATCGTAATCCTTAAATAGCCCGTCTTGCTGTCTTTCCGAAATCATAGGCTTTAATTCAACCTTTGGTGCTGGTTGTGAGTGTGTTAAGTCAGCGTTTGAATCATCGGAGGAGGCTTCCAGCACCAAAACTCTGTTCATAGCGTCTTTTCCACGTATAGCCGTTATATATTTCTGTATCGTATCATACGATTCGGCAGTTAAAGCACCACCAGAAATTAAAACAGCCAACGCTGGAATAGCGTTATCTCTAAAAAAGTTCAAATTAACAAGTTCGGATTCACGAGAACCTAAAATACAAGGTAATACACCTAACCACCGCGGATTACCATATACCCGACCAGGGGTATAAATAGATTTGTGAATAATCTCAGTGGCACAATCTTCAATTTTTAATTTTGTGTTCTCTTTACCATCTCTCGGGTCAATCTTACGAGGGTCTCCAAATTCCTTAAAATAAACCTTTCTGCTTAAATTAGTTGGGTCTATTTGAACAAATCTACGGAAACGACGATTTACCCGCTTCGTAACAATCTTACCTGTTTCAGGGTCAATAATAGAAACAGTGGCAGGAACAAGTTTATTTTCAATCTTTGTTAACCGCATGGTTTCAGCAGGTACGTGGTCGATAGAAACAACCTCACCAGAGGTTGTACGACTTACCTCTAAATAAGCGTTACCATACGTCTCAAGGTCTTGTCTAAACCTTTTACGAATTTCAACAAGGCTCATACCAGTCGTAGGGCTGGGGCAATCGATTAACATTCGAGCCTTCGTATATTCAGCCTTGTTCTTTGGCTTTGTGCTCTTTCCTTCTTTACCGATGTATTCAAGAACACTGCCATAACTGTCGATGTTTACAACGTAAGCACTGATACATTGTTTCAGTACATTACTTTCTTCAACCACAGAAGCCAAAAGCGTAGGGTTAATTTCTGGCAACAGTATCTCTAGTGGTTTCTCGTCTTCTTTCTGAGGGTCTTGTGGAATATACCCACCCACCTCAATAGCTTCTTTCTGTGTGTTAACTAATTGTTTTTCTGACTTTTTAATTTTTGCAGACGTTTGCAAAGACTTTTCAAGATTTTTTCTGTAATTTAGAACTTCATCATACATAGACGTAGCGGACTCTCTTGGAGTTTCACTTTTGAAAGAGATAGCCTTACAACCTTTTTGTTCCATTTTTGTACTTTCAGCCATAATTAACCCTTTCCTTTATATTACTCTAAATGTTTTTACTTGTCAACACTTTTTTTATTGTCTGTTCGTTTCTTTACGAACAATCATTTTTCTAGTAAGTGTTTTTCTAATAATAGCAGCACCCCTACCATAAGTCAAGTCTTTATAATCTTGCTGTATTTCAGCGTTAAATTGTGGGTCCCCTAAGAAACACATACCTGTATTCGGGTTTATCTCCATATTAGACCAAGAAGCCTTCCTTGTTAATAAGAAGTTACAAACACCACACACAGCATCGCACACGTCCTTGTGGAAATTGGCAGGGTGGTCTGTTCTTTCTCTGTTATTAACAATAACACGCTCAAGTCGCACCATTTCCTGCTTTAGGACATCGTTTTGTGGTAAAATAATACGATTATCATAAACAGCATCCCTAAAAGTACGGTAAGGTTCAATCTTTTCTACCGAAAGGTAATCACAGAAAAACCCTTGCTTTCTCAAAATCTGTCTTGTATCTACCGATTGGAAGCCGTCGGTTGTTACATATTTAATAGGAAGCCCGTATTCATCTCTTAATATAGTAATAAGTCTACGGACATTAGCAAATTCGATTTCTCCCCCTGGTGGTGGAACAATTCTTATCGCTAGGTCTATCCCTATAAGAGGAAGTATCTCTATTGTTTTTGCTTTGCTTATCGGGTCAAACCGTTCTATCATTTTAGAACCTGCTATATGTCCAATACACAAACCACAAGCGTCCTTCTTCAAACCCAAGTCAATATGACAAGCCCGCGGTTGGTCTATATCTAAGCGAAGTCTGCTTTTATAAGGGCGAGGAATACCCATAGACAGGTCAAGCACCTCTGTGCTAAATAAAGGTTTGTATTGGAGTTTATCTGCTAACTCCATACACTGGTTTATGGTTTCACGTCGTGTAAAGAACGGACTTGAGGATAAAACAGTTACACCCGCATAATCTCGAAGGGCTCCCGAACAATCCTTTTCAAATTCAGAATAGAAGTCCATAGGCACTTCAATAACTTCTGAGTTATGTGTTGGCTGTTCCCCTGGGGCCAGTATCTTTGGAGAAACATAAGCATTACCAACCTGTACCCTAAAGGATTCGTCCATAAAGCGTTCCCGACCTTTGGCTTCCCACTGTGACTTATTATATACATATATAGTAGGGTCCTTACCACCCCAAGCAGTAGATTCTTTCGCCTTTAATTGCGTAAAGTCGTCTGGGTATCTCGACGACGACACCACGAAAAGGGTTCCTGGCAACTTACCTTTCTTATTAAAACGAGATTTTCTACGACGGGCCAACGTATTATAAAGTTGTTTGGCCTGGTCATACATACCTGTATCATCAGCGTTGGCTGATTTAGAGTTCTTAATCTTCTGCATAAAGTTGGCTTCATCAAGGATACCCGCAATAACGTTCATAGAAATAGCACCCGAAATTGAAGAAGTCACAGGTAAGATAGAAACACGATTTTCTCTAAATATAAGTTGGCTCTTAATTCTACCATCATAAGGGTAGATAGTCCTAAAATAAGTGCTGTTATCAATAAGGGCACCCAATTCTTCAAACACAGCCTTTTTAGCAGTACCCAACTTAACGGATTGAATAGTTAACACAATAGCAGATTTTGGCTGTAACCCAAAAGTAAGTTGTGGGTTTCTCATACACGAAATCTTATAAATTGTTCGTAAAATCATATAGTTAGATAAAGAAGTCTTACCACAGCCGATAGAACCCAGAAGCACAGCTTCTGTATATTTATCTGTATCTAGTTCGTGGCAGGCTTCCAACACCGCAGGGAAAGTTTGCTTTTCGTCTAGTCCAAGGTAATCTCTCGAAAACAAAAATTCGTCAATAGGGACGATACTTCTACGCCACTTTGTTAGTTCTACGAGTTTATCTGGGTTTGGGTCATTAGAGAAATCAGATATTGCTTGAAACCATTGTTCCTTTAACGAAGAAGGTAAACCCGAATCTGGGTTCTCTATTTCTTGAAGAAGTGCCCTTACAATAGGTCCATATTCTGGGTGTTGTAATATCTTTATATTAAATTGGCTCATAGTTTCACCTTTAACTTTTTAGTTTTTAATTCTGCTTTTTTCGCAGAACATTGTAAATAAAAATCTAAGATTTCTTTTCCACCTAGTTTATTCATAATATAGTCGTATTGTTTTGGATGTGTCCTTTTCATTAGCTCAAACCTATTTGGGTGTCCTTCTTGATGTACGCCATACATACAGAACATACAACCAGTTCTATGGACCCCAGTTGTCTTAAAGAGTCCATTTTCATCTTTAATAACTTCACCATACACAGAAGCAATTTCCAATTTATTTTCATATATATATCGTAAAATATCCTGCTCTCGCCAAAACATAATAGGACGACTTGTGGGGTGCTTTTCGGAAAAAGCATTACAATTAGTACCCATGTATTGAGTTAAACGCATACGACTTTCTTCTGCCATAACCCCCAACATTGGTTTAAGTCCGCTTTCAGCAGCATACTTTTTTGCGGGGTTCTTTTTCATAACGTAGCAACAAGCATTATCTATCTTAAAGTTGCTACATATAAGAGGTCTCCATCTCTTACTTAAAGCAAAATTACCAGTTCCTTCTTGCCCATAAATACACCGCTGTTTCATATAATCAGATTTACTGTTTCTAATTAAATAAATATAATGCGACTGTTCTTTACTTATTATAGGCCATCCGTATTTTTCCAACACCTGCTTAAAAGTAAGTTTAGGCTTTACCCACTGTATGTTTTCTTGCTTTTTAACAAATTCTCTTATTTCTGGATATTCCAACCCTGTATCCACAAAAACACCCGAAATATCTGAACACCCTTTAATAGACCTTGCTAGATGTAAAAGAACTGTGCTGTCTTTACCACCAGAGAACGAAACGCACACCTTACCACCATATTGAAGATACCATTCAAGGATAAGCTCTTTGCTCCTCTTAATTTTCTCTTCATAAGGCATATTTAATTGTGCTTCTTTTTGTTCTCTAGTTAAGCTCATTTCTTTGCCTTTACCAAATCCTGAACCAGACTACTTATTCTATCTTGGGCCGCCTTTTCTCTATTGATTTTATCTTCCATAGCAAAAGCATTGGATTCCCCCAAAATATCACTTACGTCTGCTTGAGCCTGCCCAGACACAGAACCAGTCTTAAGGGCTTTATCATAAGCACCCAACATATCTAAATAAACACGAAAATCCTTATTGGTGTTTGCCATAAGCATATTTACGTTCTTTTCATTATTAGTAGCAATAGCCAAACGCTTCTCCATAACACGAAGTGCAGCTCTCAACTTCATTAAAACAAAGTTCTTGTGTTCGTCAATAGGAACATCAGCCCCAGCAAGTACCCCAAACGTAGAAATATCAGAAAGGTCGTCAAAAAACTCCCTACGAATCTTTCTATAGGAAACAAGATACCTTACAAAGGTTTCTTTGCCGATAGTTAAGAGCCCCTGCTTTTCAGCCCAATTCGCTATTTCTTCATAGGTATAGCCTTCAATAAAGAATTGCTTAAGGGTCTCGTCACGATTAAAGTTGCCAAAGAAAGTAGCGGCCGCACTTTCAATTTCCGACAACTTGGTATCGTCATTTATCGTATCTGGCTTTATCTTTAATCGTCTTATTCTCATTTCAGCTTATCCTTAAAATAATCACAAAGGCTCTTGCCATTATTGGCACATTCGTCCTCAATAGCAGAAATCCTTTCTTCTAGGCATTGGTCTATTCTAATATAGTGATGCTTCTTACCCCCAAAGGTAAATACCATATACCCCATATCGAGAGTAGAGCCACCCTCTTTCATTATGTTATTGAGAACATTAGATAAATCATCAACCGTCTTAATCTTCTCTTTGGCTTCATCCAACTTGGCTTTCTTCTCTGTAGGAAGGGCTTTCCTTACTTGTTGGTATAGGTTTTCAAAAGCATCTTTTTTAGTGAAGCCCATAACAGCCTTAACCATTTCCTCTGTATAGTTACGTTTACGCAGAGTATCCACCAAATCGGTAAACTTCTTTGGATTAATTTCCCCGTGAAGGATATTCCGCTTAACGAGAGAAATAAGACGTTTATCGTCATCCCACCCCTGCTTAATAATAGCGGGTATCTCTTTCATACCTAGAACTTTAGCTGCTTTAACACGATGGTGTCCCGAAGCAATAACATAATTACCCGTTTCTTTATCGCCGTCTAGTTCAGGTACAACAATAATAGGTTCATCAAACCCGTCTTCTCGAATACCATCCACCAGTTTGTCTAGGGCTTGAGCAGTCATTTCATTCGGATTTTCTGCCGATTCTAATAGCCTATCTACAGGAATATCATAAATCTTTAACGCCGATTCTTTTTCTTTATTTGGAACCTTTAATAACATTTAGTCTTCCTTTCTAAATAAATTATTTAATTCTTGAACAGGACGCAGTAACATACCTAACCCAACGAAAGACGAAAATAATGAAAACGCGTCAACATCCTTCGGGAAGCATTTACCACCGTAGCCAAACTTACCATCTGGACCTGGCACCTTTGTATGATTCGAGTTAATATAACCGCTCAAGAGTGTACCTTCCCGAACTTTCTCGTAATCACAACCCAATTTTTGACACAACTTATAAATACCATTAAAATAGGTCACTTTAAGAGCACCAAATACGTTATGAGCATATTTTGTGATTTCAGCTTCCACATTAGACATATAATGCTTATTCTTACAAGCAAAGATTTCATCTAAAATGTCTCTGGCCCCAGTGATAATAACGTCTTGTTCACAAAAATCCTTATACGCTGTTCTTTCTGTAAGAAATTCAGGCATAAAAAGAACTTCTCGACCCAATTCTTTTGTTAATTTATCAGCAGTTCCAGGAAGTATTGTCGTACGAATAACAACAGGGCCTTCTGGTAAGCCCTTAATAATATCTTTCATTAAAGTAAGGTCTTGTGTTCCATCCACTTCTGTAGGTACGTGTATTCCTATAAAGAATATGTTACACCCCGTTAAATCATCATTAATTCCTTTCGGTGGGTCTGAAATAACAAGTTTACAATGAGTATGCCATTTCACCCATTCAGCAAATGTGCTACCAATAACACCATAACC